CGTCGAGAACGGCTTCTATATCGACGTCGGCGCCAACGATCCGACCCATGACTCGGTCACCAAAGCGTTCTACGACCACGGCTGGACCGGCATCAACGTCGAACCGATGCCCAACTACTACGAAGCCCTGTGCCAGCAACGTCCCAAAGACACCAATCTGCAATGCGTGGCCGGCGAAAGCGCCGACAGCCTGACCTTCTATGGCATCGCCGGCACCGGCCTCTCGACCGTCGACCCGGCCATGGCGCAAATGCACAAAGACGCCGGCATGGACGTGCGCAGCCAAACCGTCCAGTCCCGCACCCTGACCTCCATCTGCGAAGAACACGCCCAGGGCCGCCCGATCCACTTCCTGAAAATCGACGTTGAAGGCCACGAAGAAACCGTCCTGCGCGGCATGGACTTCACCCAGTGGCGGCCATGGGTCATCCTCATTGAAACCCCGTGGGACCGCAACCAGGCCTGGGAAAGCCTCGTCACCGACGCCGGCTATCAGTCCATCCTGTTCGACGGCATCAACACCTACTACCTCGCCGAAGAACACCTGAACCTCAAACCCGCCTTCGACATTCCGCCCTGCAACCTGGATGAATTCCAGTTCTGCAAAGGCCACAACTTCAGCCACCCCGTCGGCGACGCCGAACAGCAACTCGCCGCCGCCCTGCAACGCGCCGAACAGGCCGAAGCACAGCTGCGCGCGATGCAAAACAGCCGCACCTGGCAAGCCATCCAGAAACTCAAGAAAACCCTGCTGCGCGCCTGACCTGACGCCTGCGCAAAAATAGTCTGAATTCAGGGGTTTACAGAACCAATCCAATCGCTATAATCGTCGCCCAACACGCCGGTATAGCTCAGTTGGTAGAGCAACTGACTTGTAATCAGTAGGTCCCGGGTTCGACTCCTGGTGCCGGCACCATTTAAAATCAAAGGCTTGCAGCGATGCAGGCCTTTGTTTTTTGTCCCAGACGTAACAAGCCACGTAATAAGCACTGCGAAAACCGTTCGATCAGCCTCTTGAGGATTGCTGATCCATGTCGGCGGGCCGACTGCCAATGGAGGCAAGCTCATGAAACGAATGGTTATGGACTGGAAGTTCGCGCTTAATATCGTGTTAGCCCTCGCCGCCGTTTTGCTACCTGCTTATTTCTGGCAAGCAGACCTCTCTGCTTATTCGTTGACAGTCCGGCTCGTCTCATCCTCAGCCCTTGAGCTTCCCTCCGACTCCAAGATTCACGATATGCAAATACTCGTGAATGGAACGAAAATCGAAGCGCCTTATATTTACTCCCTGTTGCTGATCAATACCGGCTCGAAGCCCATCCCTACTGGGAACTTCGAAACCCCGCTTCAGATACGCACGATGAACGATGCGAAGCTAATTACGGCGCAGATCACTGGGTCCGAGCCAGCCGATATCCCGGTTAAATTGTCGATCGATGAGAACCAGGTAAAAATTTCACCTTTCCTTTCGAACCCCAAAGATCAAATTGCAATCACCCTTGTAAGTTCAGGACCATTGGAACTGACAACACAAGCTCGGATCGCCGGGGTGCGAGATGTCATTTTCGAAGATACGTCTCAAAACAAATCGCACCCATTAGGAGCGTTTTTTTTCGCCGCATTAGCTGTGCCGTGTATGGCGCTGTACCTGTTTTTCCTTCCGACATCGAGATCGCGAGGGGCAATCAAGATCGTGGGAGCGGTAAGGTATTTGACCACGGTTGTGTTCTTCGTATCAGCCGTGCATTTCGCTGCCAGGGTCAGCGGAGAACTCAACTACGCAGGGGGTTCTTCAGTCATGGTGATCCTTCCTTTATTCATAATCGCCTGGATCATCATGGTATTCCTGGAGCGCAAAAACCGCGCTGAAGGCCCGGCCTCGTGAATCGTCAACCTCAAAGCTCCCCACGAGGGCTCGATTTCCCTTCACCGCACCACTTTTTTTCAAGGGCTCCAGACGAGTCAGTTTGAGCCTCAGCGTATTTGGTGACAGGTCCGGTGACAGTTTGCGTGTAAGCGGGCTGTTACGGGTGCGAGAACCTGCCGCCACCCTCCCCCCATGCCATTTCCGTTTTTATGTTGACCCACGGGAAACCAGTATTTTTGGTAAGTTTCCCCGGGGCAGCTCTGAAAGCCAGAAAGCACAAGGCTTCTTGGTTATTGGAATAGGTAAGTTTTAAGTAATATGTAGAAAGAACATTACCTTTTACCTAGGTCAGAAATAGAAAATAAAATATCTATATAAATCATATAGTTAGCTAAAAATTACTCCCCTCCTTACTCAAAAAAGCTACTGCAGAGTAAGCGCTCAAAACCGCATCGCACGCGGGCTCTAGCTGATTCCTGACCTGTTCATACCTAAATTACTTGTTTCCCATGGGTCACCTGAAAAAAGAGCCTTGGGATCGCGCTCCTGGACGCTCGAAAAAACAGGGGGCGTGCAGGGTTCTGCAGGGTTTTCTCGATCCCTGTTCGCTCAGGAGAGGCCCAGCAGGCGCTGCCGGAGGATGGGTGCAGGGGTGCAGAAATTGAGACCGATTTAGCCCGCAGGCGTGGCGGGGGGACGACGGCGCGCGCCAGGTGAAGCACGCCCCCATACGGTGCGCCTCCGACTTCACCCGCCTCACGCCGCTCCCCCGCAGTAAGCCGACCTTCGCCCCAACTCAGCGATAGTAGTTATGTAGGAAATCACCAAAATTTGGCCCCCTCTGTAACCAAGGCTCGGCAACGTAGAGTGGTCACTAGGAGTTTGAACAATGGCCTAACCATCTCTATTTAGAGAGATTTTTTCATCGACACAGATTTGTTAGGAGGGCAGGCAGACAAGCGGAGCAAGAAAGACCGGGAGGTTGTTTACTTTGGTGTATAGTTACACCATACAAATACCTTTTTTACCCCGTGCTCAGGCAGAAAAATGACCAACCGTAACGGTATCCTTCTTCATTCGCCCCTCACTCACGCCATTGCATCGGTTCGATTTGCGCCATGGGCGAATCTGCCGAATAAGATTGCTGACATCCAGGACGAGCTGCGGGACATCGCGCCACTGCTGAACGCTGTCCAAATCCAAACAGACCCAAGCATGCTTGCTCATCATTCGCCTGCTAGCGGTTCCCACATCGCACAGGCATGGGTATTAATGTCCTTGGACAAAAGCTTTTGTATTCAATTTGCACCCGAACAACTATTGGTATTCGCCACCAAATACACTAGATTTAGTGATTTTTTAAGTACTTACAGGCGGGCTCTAACTGTACTGTTAAAACACATGCGATTTGTAGATGTAATAAACATGGGCGTACGTTATGTTGATAGAATTACGGCAAAGCCCGAAGAAAAAATTTCCGACTACATCTCTGACAAATGGCTTCCTCCGACATTAAATGGTCACGAACGTGCAGGAGGCACAGTATTTGGGGAGTACAGTAAAGATTCCATTCGCCTTAGAGTTACAGCGCAGTCTTTGCCTAATGCTCTCCCGATCCCAAATGATGTTCTTGGTATGATTTTGATGTCCCAAGGACAAATACCAGAGATGCAGCTTCAAGGTACATCCGACAAAGATTTAATATTAGACATGGATTCTGTAATATCTTTTTCGCCTCCTAGAAGAATGGAGACGGAGATGGTATGCATAAATCTTGATCGCCTCCATAGTGTTGCAAATGATTTTTTTAGAAATTCGGATACGATAACTGATCACGCTTTCCGTGTATGGCAAGGAGAAAACTAATGTTTGTCGACGCGCCTTCAATTCCGGTTGCAGATCAAACATCAATGCGTATGGGGGCCATAAATCGAAACTGGTCATCCGAAGCATATGCGCCAATTTCTGAGCGCATTGGCGATTACTATCGACAGGACATTACTCAAACTTCGTTTATATCCAAGCGAAGCGCGATACTCGTTGTGAACTCCAACACAGTGATCATCGGTCAAAATCAGCACTCACTATATCTCTTTAGTGGGACAGCGGCTAATGACATACCGCTCGTTGATGCAGCTCCTTTGCCTTTCTCCGACAGATTGGAAACGGTACAAAAGCGACTTGGTCTTTCTATAACCCAAGTCGCTGAGCTTTTGGGGGTTACTAGAAAATCTGTTTATGACTGGTTTGATGGCAAAAGTAGCCCTCGGGCTTCTGCGATCCAAAAAGTAGAAGCTCTAAACGACATAATCAACGAGAGCCCTACTGGAATAGATATAACGCGATTAAAAACCGTGTGGAATATTCCTACAGATGGAGAATCCTTTCTTAACCTTTTGAAAGATGAAGCCATTCCGGTTGATCTGCTAAAAGAAAAGGCACTCGCTAAACTTTTAGCGTTAGGTCCACGGCTTGGAAAAGCTGACCTCACGCCGGGAAAGGTGAGACAACCTCTATCCACACTAATCGACATAGACCGGTCCATTGATGTCTAATGATGACGCATTAAAGACGATAAAAGCTGCGGGCTGGTGGCAGGGCTCTATTCTGAGTTCTGCACAATTGGCTGCTGCACATTCAGTACCAGATGGAGTCGATTACTGGGTATTGGCGTCACAGACATGCAATCTTTACAGTGCGGATTTCGACAGTATTCCCGTAGCCGAAATAGTGGCAGCGCAACGTATTGATGCTATAAATCCTGCTTTCGTAAAGGGGGACCACCCTCGTACGCTACATGTTCGAGGTGTTCTCGACGGCGAAGTAGCTTTTTTTAGCATTAATATATTGAATAGACTATGGATTCCGCGACAACTCCTTAGTCAACTAGCTCCGGAATTCCATCTTTTCGACGAGATGCCCGATACCAGTGCAGACTGGCGGAAAAATCAGTGGCTGAACCTTTTTTCCGGATGGCTAGGAAGAAGTTACACGCGTGTAGCATTACCAGATGAATTCAACGACGCATTGAATTTATCGAAGATCAAGGACGTATTGAACACAAAGCTAGCGAAGCAGGGTGATAAACTCTACGGCATCTATTTGTCCATAGCGCCGGATAGCGATGAGCCATGGGAAGGCATCACCGGTCTAATGCCACCTCCATATTCCCTTGCCATCAAGCTTGTCGTTGATGCCGGAGAGGATCCAGAGCCTCTAAAAAAAGCTCTCATCGAGCAGCTTTTTGATCATAAAGTTTCCGACAACACTGTTGAGAATGGCGAGCAAATCACTCGTTCCGCGCTCGCAGAAAAACATGGCATTAGAATCATAAAACAGGGGATTGAAGCTCAAACCACTGAGCAGATTTCATTAGACGAGCTTCGTTACTATATTCGGTACTCCATGGTAGATCATCTGTCGAACGCGGCGATGGCTGTACCTGAATAGCAAAGAGGGGTAGGCGAGCCCCTACGTATCAAATTTCCTCAGGAGAAGTAAATTTTATTACTTCATCCCCCAACCATTCATTAACCTGCTGCAAACGTGCCTGGATCGGCTCAAGCTCGTTCATCGCCCAAATCTGCGCCGCTTCTTTGATAGACCCAAACCCCCCCGCGTTTTGCGGAACAATACCCATCAGTTGAGGGGGGATTCGCAGCGCTGCGAGCATGTCGTCGCGGCTGATGTTTTTGATCGAGCCGAATTCGTCTTTTGCCGCGACCTCACTGACGGGGATTAACTGAATGCCGTCCTTCTTGCCGCCCGGGGCGTACATGAACAGATTCCGAAAATTGCCTGGTCCTTTGGCTGACTTCAGCGCGCTGCGCAACGCGGAAACATCCGTCTCGTTCTGCGCGGTGTCGGTCATGTACATGATGAAACCGGCGTGACTCCCGTTGTTGTAGTACTTGCGCCGGAACAAGGTGGCGGACTCGTTGAGCAGCGCACTCTGCAGAGCTGGTAGCCACTCCGGCAGGCCGTAGATTTCTTGGTTAATGTCCGCCTCGCGCTGGTGGTAAACGGTCCCGTGCTTGAATTCGTGCTCGTCGCGCCAGCCGCGCACCTGGTAATAGGTTTCGAGGTCCACACCGCGTCGCATGTACTTGCCCAAGGCGGGTTGCAGGCCGAGCGTGCTGCGCAGCATGTTCTCCCGCTTTTCCAGATAGCCGTTGCCACACCAGAGGAAGTCCAGGGCGAATTGCTCGAAGGTCTGACGTGAGAGCAATTTGTGGGGAATGAAGGTGCGGGCCAGCATGTTGCGTTTAAAATTCAGGCCCGATTGTAGAAACACGCTCGCCCGGGAGGACTTGGCCAGCCCGTCGAGGGACATCGGCGGCTCGTACCACCGGCCGTTCAGCCAGCACTCCAGGTAGTCGAGAATCCCGCGCTCATCGAGCACAGGAGTCGGGTCTCCGAAGGTAAACGCCTCCATCTTGCCGCCCGTTGCCGGCAGCATCTGGTCCGCGATCGCAGCCGGGGCTGATGTAGACATCTGCGTGGTATCGCTGCGGCTGTTGCTCATCAATAAATCTCCATGAAGCCGGTATTCGTTGAGGTTTGGCCCTCAAGCGGTTCGTTCTGCAGTGCGTGGAACAGCGCCCAGGCGAGATCCGCGTGTCCGGTCTCGTCGGTGCGGCCTGCCGTGTAGGTGAATTGCCGGCCACTGGCCGTAATGGTTTTGCGGATCGCCATCAGCGACTGGGCCATGTCGATCCAGCCGGCATCGAACTCCAGGCGCCCTTTGTGGATAACGTCGTAAGCCTTGAGCACCAGGCGCGTCTTGACCTCGGGGGAATAGCTGAAGGTCGTCACATTGGGGAAAAACTGGCGCACCAGCTGCGCCACGCCAGATCCCATACCTGTGATGTCGATGCCGATGTATGTCACCCAATAGCGCATCGTAACCAGGCGGATCGCCTCGGCCTGCGCCGCGAAATCCATGCCCCGGAATTGGTGGCGCTCGAGCACGCGGAACTTTCCACCTGGAACAGTTGGCGGGGCCACGACCACCAGGCCCGAACTGTCTCCGGTCTCCGCTGGGTCGTAGCCAATCCACACCTGCCTATCGGCAAACGGCCGCGCGGCGAAAGGTTTGTAGTCCTCGGACCACTCAACCCAGCTGTCGACCATGCAGGGCTGCAAGACGTTGAGGGGGAAGATGCTCGCTCCGTCGTCGACGAACTGGCACATGAGCAAGTTCGCGAAGGCGTCCGCGTTGTACTCGAGGCGCAGCTCCTCCAGGTCGAACAGATCACAGCCGCGCTGCTCGGCATCCAGGATGGTGACGATCTGGCGCCAGATCCGGTCCTCGCACAGTCGGCCCTGCTGCAGTGCGTCGTGCGACACGTCGAGTTTCAGCCGCTGGGCCACCGGCTTGCCCTTGTTGAAGCGCTCACCGGTCCAGAACGTGTAGGCCTCATGCGCCATGCTCGATGGTGTCGAGAAGTAGGTGCGGCGGTATTGCTTCTGCATCGCCATGCCGCTGGCGACCTTGTTCAGCTCGTTGAACTTGAAGGTCCAGAAGAATTCGTCGAAGTAGAAATTACCGTGGTAACCCTGAGCGGTTCGGGCGTTGGTACCGAGGAAATGCAGCTCGGCGCCATTGGCCAGAATGATCGGATCGCCTGTCAGCTCGACGCCGCAGACCTCGCGGGCGAACCCCTGAATGTACGCCTTGAAGATGTGCGCCTGATTCTTCGATGCGGATAGAAATATCTGATTGCGTCCGGTGACCAGGGCATCAATGAACGCCTCCCGGGCAAAGTAGTACGTGGCGCCGATCTGACGGCTTTTCAGAATTGCCCTGGTGCGCTGATTGCTCGCCCGGTACCAGTCCAACTGATAGCCGAAGCACCCGTCTTTGAACGCCTCGGTCAGCTGCTCGATCTGCTCTTCGCTGAACTCGTTGCGAGCCGCTTTCTTCTTCGGCCCTTCGTTGCGTTTGGCCAGGTTTGGATTCAGGTCAGTGTCGGTACCGCCGGCCTTGTATCGCTCGATGCGGGCCTGTCGTTCAAGCTGGCGATGCAGCAGGTCAATTTCCTTGAAATCCCCTCCCGTCTTGCCGTCCTTGAGGATCAGTTGCACCAGGCGTGCTTCCAGTGCCCCACCGATGCGCTCGACGTTATCGGCCCGGTCCCATTCATCACGCGTTTTCCACGCATGAACGGTCTTTTCCTTTTCATCCAGCATTTCTGCAATCGCGCAGATCCGCAGACCGGTCCAGTAGAGGAACTTGGCCTGACGGCGGTTATCGCGGATGGGTGTGGCTTCGGGTGTCGTCATGGCGGCGATGCTGACGCCTCGCGCGCGTGAAGGCGTAGCGATGTGCCATGTAGCCCACGGACTTACAACTGGCGCTGATTGCTCGTAACGACGCTACTGCCGACGATGCACCTCAACGCAACTGCATTCAGCAGCATCGCTTTGAGGATTTCCCGACATGAAGAAATTTCGCAGCAACTGGTTCCGTGTCGCCGTTGAGGGCGCTACCTCGGACAAGCGCACCATCAAACGCAGCTGGCTGGAACAGGCTGCCAAAAACTTCAACCCGACGACCTACGGCGCTCGGATCTGGCTGGAGCATTTCCGCAGCTTGTTGCCTGACAGCCCATTCAAAGCCTACGGCGACGTGACGGCAGTCAAGGCCGAGGAAGTGGAGATCAACGGCCAGACCAAGCTGGCCCTCTTTGCCCAGATCGAACCAACCGCTGACCTGATCGCCATGAACAAGGCGAAACAGAAGATCTACACGTCCATCGAAATCGACGACAGCTTTTCCGACACCGGCGAGGCCTACATCGTCGGTCTCGCTGTGACCGATTCCCCCGCGAGTCTCGGTACCGATGTGCTCGCGTTTTCAGCGCAGAAACCTGAAGCCAGTCCGTTCAAAGACCGCCACTACTCCGCGACCTCGATGTTTACCGAGGCGGTGGAAACCGAACTCACCTTCGAAGAAATCGAAGAAAAGCCCGGTCTCGGTGCCCAACTTTTCAGCAAGGTGCAAGCCCTGCTCTCTGGCAAACAAGCCAAGGATGACGGCGAGTTCGCTCAGATCAGCCAGGCCGTTGAAGCCGTCGCCGAGCACGTCAAGGATCTGCCCGACCAGTTGGCCGCTGAGAAGAAATTCTCCGCAGATCTGAAAACCAACCTGGACAAGCTCAGCACTGAGTTCAACGAACTGATCAAGCGCCTGGGCGACACCCAGGACCACAGCCAAACCAAACGGCCAGCCGCGACCGGCGGCGACGGCGCTGTGCTGACCACCTACTGATCACTTCGGCCCCCTACAAGCTCCCCAGGAGAACACCATGCGTAACGAAACACGACTTGCCTTCAACGGCTTCACCAAACAGGTTGCAGCGATCAACGCCGTCGGGTCGGTAGCGGAGAAATTCACCGTCACCCCTTCTGTTCAGCAGAAGCTGGAAACCGCGATTCAAGAATCCAGCGCCTTCCTGAAAAAAATCAACGTGCTGGGCGTCGACGAGAAAGACGGAGAGGCCGTGATTCTCGGGGTCGGCTCGACCATTGCTGGCCGTACTGACACCAGCCAAGCCGCCCGAAACCCTCGCGGCGTGAGTTCGCTCAAGAACGACACTTACAGCTGCAAGAAAACCGACTTCGACACCGCAATCCCTTACGCGCTGTTGGATGCCTGGGCGAAATTTCCGGACTTCCAGGCTCGCTTGTCCGGCGCGATCGTCGAGCGTCAGGCACTCGACCGCATCATGATCGGCTTCAACGGCACCAGCGTTGCGGCGACTACCGATCGGACCGCACATCCGTTGCTGGAAGACGTAAACGTGGGCTGGCTGGAGAAATACCGCACCAAAGCGCCAGAGCGTGTGCTGAGCAGCGGTAAGGTCGCCGGCAAAGTCACCATCGGCCCGACCGGCGACTACAAGACCCTCGACGGTCTGGTTTACGACGCCATCCAGCTGCTGGACCCATGGCACCGCAAACGTCCGGATCTGGTCGTCCTGGTCGACCGCAACCTGCTGCACGCGAAATTCCTGGCCAACATCGAAGGCGCCGCCGACAACGAAAACGAGTTGGCAGCTGCGCGAATCCTTGCCAACGGCACATTGGGCGGCCTGCCGATCGAAGACGCACCATTCTTCATTGATGGCGGCATCATGATCACCACGCTGAAGAACCTGTCGATCTACTTCCAGATCAGCAGCCGTCGTCGCATGACTAAGGACGAGCCGGAGCGTGATCGCATCGCCGATTATCAATCGTCGAACGAGGACTACGTGATCGAAGACTTCGGTCTCGGCGCCCTGGTCGAAAACATCGAAGAGGCCGCGTAAAAATGGGCCTCTCCCTCGCTCAACGTCACCGGCTGCAGGCGCTTGCCTCGCAGGAGGCTGCCGCCGCTTCGCCCGCCGTTTCGATGGCGGGCGGGACGGCCTACGAAATGCAACTGGCCCAACTGCTGCAGGATCGTCTGCGCCTGAAACAGATCCAGTCGAACGAAGGCAAAGCCGCGCTCAAGTTGCAGCTTTTGCCGGCTTACGTGCCTTACGTCGACGGTGTTCTGGCAACGGGCAACGGCGCTCAAGATGAAGTACTCACCACCATTATGATCTGGCGGATCGATGCTTCCGATTACAGCGGCGCGCTCGACATCGCGGCCTACGTGTTGCAGCACAGCCTACTGATGCCCGATCGCTTCGAACGTACCACCGGCTGCCTGGTCGCTGAAGAAGTCGCCGAAGCGGCGTTGAGTTCTCAGAAAACCGGTGGCGGATTCGACCTGGCCATCTTGCACCGGACGATGGAGTTGACCTCAGAGCAAGACATGCCGGACGAAGCCAGAGCCAAGCTGTATCTGGCTACAGGGCGCGCCACGGTGGCTGGTCTGAGCGCCGATAACCCGGGCCAACCCGGTCAGGTAATGGCCGGTATTGAACTGCTGAAACGCGCCATCGAGCTGAACAACAGCTGCGGCGGCAAGAAGGATCTGGAAGGCGCCGAACGCCTCCTGAAAAAGATTGCTCCCCCACCAGGGAGCTGACCGAGCGTACCCCGCAACCCCGGCGGCCCGGGGCTGAACAGCAGGTTTCTCTCCTTTCCTTGCTGTGACGCCCCGGCCACCGCCGACTTAGGGCTGAACCATGAGCGGATTTATTGCCACCGGCAGCACCGACGAACCTTTTGTCATCACCAATGACGGGTTCTGGCCTGACATCGATGTCGTACACCTGCGATCCGCTATTCGCTTGGATGGCAGCATCACTGACGCACGCATTGAAGTCGTGACCGTCAACGCGTTGATCCAGGTGAACGGCGAACTGGCCAAGGTGAAGCTGAATCATGTGGAGAACGGATACACCACCATCGCGGCTATGCCGGCGTTCGAAGTGAATGGCGAAAGCCACTTCATCCACCTTTACCGCCGTTCGATCTATTGCAGCGTTGGAGCTGAGCTTGCTGAGCGATATCGCAGCTACGACACCAGCGTCGACGGCAACAAGAACGCGGACGAACTGACGCCTTCGGTCGATGAATACCGCCGCGACGCCCGCTTTGCCATTCGCGATCTTTTGGGCGTCGGCCATTCCACCGTGGAGCTCATCTGATGACGACCTCCGTGTATGCCGCTCAGGGCGACACCGTCGACGCCATTTGCTGGCGGATCTACGGCCGTACCGCCGGCATCACTGAGGCGGTGCTCGAGGCAAACCCGGGGCTATCAGATTTCGGCACGATCATTCCGCACGGCACCCTGGTGGCGCTTCCGGATATCGCACCACAAGCCCCCGAGCTGCAAATGGTGAACCTATGGGATTGAGCCACCAAACATCTCGCACGGACGTTCCACCACCTTCAACTTTGGACAGCGGAATCACGCGCATGCCTGACAAACCGGATACATGGGCCTGGTTCGCTGCCTGGCTCGAACTGAACTGGCCAGCCATCTACTCGGGCGGACTCGCCTGTGTGATCGCTGCGCTACGGATCATCTACGGCGGCGGCACATGGCGCCGAGTTCTTCTTGAGGCACCGCTGTGCGGCACCCTTGCGCTTTCGGCAAGCCACGGCCTTTTTCTGCTCGGCATTCCAGCGACCACGGGCCCGTTCTTCGGTGGCGTAATCGGACTGCTCGGCGTTGAGGGAACCCGCGCGCTGGCCAAGCAGTTCTTCAACCGTAAGGTGGATCAGCTATGAATGTTTTGCGCCATGGCGATCGCGGGCAAGAGGTCCGCACTCTGCAACAGCGCCTGAACCTGCACGGCGCTGGACTGGACCCGGACGGCGATTTCGGTGATGCCACCGAGTCCGCGGTGCGTAATTACCAACGCAAGGTTGGGCTGGTAATTGACGGTATTGCCGGAACGAAAACCGCTCTGGCTCTGGCCGGCGCGGATTGCTCGAATCTACTGCAGCACGCCCTGTTGGTGAAAGCCGCTGCGCGCCTTGGCGTTGAGCTCGCAGCAGTCATGGCGGTCAACGAAGTCGAAAGCCAAGGCAGCGGTTTCCTGGACAACGGCAAGCCGAAGATTCTCTTTGAACGCCACATCATGTATCGCCAACTCAGCACGCCGCGCGCACCTGGTGATGATCCAGACGATTTGAAGGCCAACGCCGACCAATTGGCTGTGCTCCAGCCCAACCTGGTCAATCCGAAATCCGGGGGTTATGCCGGAGGAACGGCAGAGCACCAGCGCCTGGCGAATGCCCGGCTGATTGACGATATTTGCGCGTTGGAGTCGGCCAGCTGGGGCGCCTTCCAGGTGATGGGTTACCACGCCGTGCGCCTCGGATACGCCAGCGTGATGGACTTTACCGATCGGATGGCCCGCAACGAGAACGAACAATTCGAAGCCTTCGTGCGTTTTATTGAAGCTGACCCGGCGCTGCTCAAGGCGCTGAAGGGCAAGAAATGGGCGGCGTTCGCCAAGGCCTATAACGGCCCCAACTACGCTCGCAACCTGTACGACACAAAGCTGGAGCGCGCCTATCAGCGTCACGCTGCAGGCTGCCCCATTCCGGAGGCCGCATGATTGACCAAGAACAGATCCGCAAGCTCAGCCCCGTCGATGGCGACGTCTTTCTCCTGCCGGCGGGCTCTCCCGTTGAACTGGCTCGGGCACTCGGTGAAGCGATCGCAGTCGCGAAACCGGGCGTAAAGGCTGTAGTCGTCTGCGGCGACGTGCGCAAACTCGATACGGCGGCGATGAATGCAGCCGGCTGGTACCGCGCATGAGCACGCTTCGCCAGGCGCTGTACGGGTTCGCCCTGCTGGCCTCGATCGCGCTGCTGATCTGGGCTCAGAGCCAGCGGATCGAGGTCGCAGATCAAAAAACAGGCCGGGCGCAAGATGCCGCTGATGCAGCGCTTGCTCGAGCGACGCGTAGCGAGGAGACGTCCGCTGCACTCCAGGCATCTCTGCAGGAAGAACGAACCGCCCAGACCGCATTGCGCAGCGTGCAAGACCAACTGCGGCAAGGGCTCGCCGCCCGCCAACGAACGATCGAGGACTTGAAACGTGAGAATGCCGAACTTCGCTTTTGGGCTGATCAGCCTCTCCCTGATGCTGCTCGCCGGATGCGCGAGCGCCCCGCAATCACCGGAGCCGCTGCTTATCGCGACTGGTTGTCCGGCCGTGGTGCCCTGCACCCTGTCGGCGACTAAACCGGACAAGAACGGCGCCCTGCTCAACGACCAGGACGTCACCGAGGACGATTGGGCCCAATGCGCTGCGCAGGTCGATATGGTTTACCAGCATCAGCAGGCCCAGGCAGGCCGACCATGAACAAACCAGAATCGCTACGCGCTCACCTGCTCGGCTCGGTACCGGAGTTAAAGAAAAACCCGGACCGCCTAATGGTGTTCATCGACAACGGCACCATGCGCAGCACCGCTGCCGTTGGGCTGTCGTTCGAATACAGCTACACGCTGAACCTGATCTTCACGGATTACGCTGGCCACCCCGACGCGATCGCCATTCCCTTGTTCGCCTGGATCCTGGTCAATCAACGGGAGCTGATGGAAAACGTCGAACGCAGTAAAACAGCCGTCGCGTTCGAAGCTGATGTCCTGGACAACAGCAAGGTCGACCTGTCGATCAAGTTGCCACTCACAGAGCGCGTGATCGTCAAACGTCAGGACGACGGCACGCTGCTCGTCAATCACCCACCAGAGCCTGTCGTCGATGATGAGCTGTTCTTCACACCGGGACTTGAGCTCAGGACTTCCAGCGGCGAGTTGATTTCGCAGTGGGGTAAACCATGAGCAATGACCTGCAGGCGCTGGAAACATGGGTTTCAGAGCTGATTGCCAAACTGGACGAGGGAGAACGCCGCAAGCTACTCAGCGTCGTCGCCCGGGATCTTCGTCGTAGCCAGTCGAAACGCATCACGACGCAGCGCAATCCTGATGGCTCAGGGTTCGCCCCACGCAAACCCAAGGACCTGCGTGGGAAAAAGGGCCGGATCAAGGGCAAAATGTTCACCAAGCTGAAATCTGCCCGTTACCTGCGCACCGAAAGCACCGCAAATGGCTTGTCCGTTGGCTTCGTGGGTCGCGTGAGCCGCATCGCCCGGGTTCACCAATACGGCCTGAAAGATCGACCCGAGCGCGGCCAATCGGATGTGCAATACGAAACGCGGCAGCTGCTGGGATTCAGCGGCGACGAGCTGGAAAACATCCGAAATCTGCTCATCGATCACCTCACCAGTTGACCCTCCCCTGTACGCACTCGCGCTACAGCCCCCCGCCGATGCAGCTCGCACGCGCGACCTGCAACATCGGCGGCATGGACTCTCTTACTGAACTGACTCGACGCCTCGAAAACTTGATTCGTGCCGGCACTATCGCCGAGCTCGATCCGGAGAAGCCGCGTTGCCGTGTGAAAACCGGCGGCCTGCTGACCGATTGGCTGCCGTTCTTCGCCCTGCGTGCCGGCGAGGACAGCGATTGGGACCCGCCAAGTGCCGACGAGCAATGCCTGGTGCTTTCGCCTTCGGGAAATCCGGCTCACGGCTTTGTGATTTTTGGTCTGTACAGCGATCGCTTTCCGGCTCCAGACAACGTGCCAACCCGGCGCCGGCGCCGCTACCGCGACGGCGCAATTGTCGACTATGACACCGCGAGCCACACGCTGACCGCCACGCTGCCCGAGGGTGGCAAGGTCGAGCTGATCGTACCCGGCGGTCTGAAAATCAAGGGTGATGTCGATATCGAGGGGCTGGTTAACGTGACCAAAGACGTCGTCGCCGGCGAACAACAAATCAGCCTGGTCAATCACCGCACCTCGGGCGTGATGCGTGGCAATGCGCTCTCCGATGGGCCAGCCCCATGATCGGCATGAACAGCAATACCGGCCGTAGCCTCGTCGGCAACGATCACCTGGTGCAATCGATCGCCGACATCCTCACCACCCCAATTGGCACCCGCGTAATGCGCCGCGAATACGGGAGCCAGCTCGCAGACCTGGTTGATTGGCCGCTCAACAACGCCACCCGCCTCCAGGCCTACGCAGCTACAGCCATCGCGCTGATGCGGTGGGAACCGCGGATCCGCTTGAGCAAGGTGCTGCTCGCGTTAGGTGAGGTAGCCGGCCAGGCGGTTCTCGACATCGAGGGCAGCCTCGTCGACACCAATGAACCATTGAGCCTGCGCGTACCGCTCAGTTTGGGAGCGACAGCATGAAAACCTTCACCCCGATCGACCTGGCTCAGTTGCCAGATCCTGAAGTCGTCGAGCAGATCGACTACGAGCAGATCCTTGCCGAACGCAAAGCGTACGCAGTGAGCCTTTGGCCGACGGAACAACAGGCGGAGGTTGCCGCGACACTCGCGGTCGAGTCCGAACCGCTCACCAAGCTCCTGCAGGAGAACGCGTATCGGGAGATGCTGCTGCGCCAGCGTGTGAACGAAGCATCGCTGGCGAACATGCTGGCCAAGGCGAAGGGCAAGGACCTGGAACAACTCGCCGGCAACGTCAACGTCGCACGCCTGGTCGTCACCCCGGGCGACAGCAAAGCGGTTCCGCCGATCATCGCGGTCATGGAATCAGACGACGCCTTGCGCGAACGAGCGCAAATGGCATGGGAAGGGCTTTCAACTGCAGGACCACGAAACAGCTACATCCTGCACGCGCGTAGCGCAGATGGTCGTGTCGCCGATGCCTCGGCCGAAAGCCCATCCCCTGCCGTTGCAGTGGTAACCGTTCAGGCACTGCTAGGCGATGGCACTGCCTCCCAAGAGCTTCTCGATCTTGTCTTCAAGTATCTGAGCGACGAGGACAGGCGCCCCGTTGCTGATCGCCTCACCGTGCAATCCGCTGAAATCCTGCCTTACACGGTCGACGCCGTGCTGTTCCTGGCTACCACTGGACCGGAGGTTGAGCCTATACGCGCTGCATCCCAAGCCAAGCTGGCCGCTTTTGTCTCGCAACGTCGGCGCTTGGGTGTGGAGATATCCGAGTCAGCTATTCATGCAGCCCTTCACGTCGAAGGTGTTCGAAAGGTAGTGCTGAATGGTTGGACTGACCTCGCCCCTACCACCGCGCAGGCGGCCTTTTGCACCGGCGTTTCCGTGACGATCGGGGTGCAGCTGTGAGGACTCTGTTACCGCCCAACGCCAGCCAACTCGAGCAGCTGGCGGCCCAGGCATTGGCTCGCATTGAGCGTGTCCCCATTCCAATTCGCGACCTGGTGAATCCAGATCGCTGCCCGGTTGATCTGCTGCCCTACCTCGCGTGGGCATTTTCGGTCGACCGTTGGGATTCCAACTGGTCGGAGACGACCAAACGCCAGGTCATCAAGACCTCGTATTACGTCCACTCACGCAAGGGCACCATCGGCGCCCTGCGCCGTGTCGTTGAACCGCTGGGTTACCTGATCGAGGTGCAGGAGTGGTGGCAGACCGTGCCGGAAGGTGTACCGGGCACTTTCGCGCTGAAGGTCGGAGTACTCGACACCGGCATCACAGAAGAGATGTACCAAGAGCTGACAAGGCTAATTGACGACGCCAAGCCCCTGACCCGTCATCTGACCGGCCTGGCAATCAGCCTGGAAACCTCGGGCGGCTTTCACATTGCGGCCGCGCTACAAGAAGGCGACGAAATTGATGTTTACCCACCGGAGCCACGAGACATCGAAGTCTCGGGGGTTATCGGTCGTGGTGGGCGTGACCACACAATCGACACTCTGGATATTTACTCATGATCGACCAGACCTCGCAGTTCTTCGCCATCCTGACCAACATCGGCGCCGCCAAACAAGCAAACGCCGATGCCCTGGGCATTCCATGGAAGATCACGCAGATGGGCGTGGGGGACGCCAATGGTGCTGACCCAATCCCAGCAGCTATTCAAACAACGCTGATCAATGAACGACGCCGGGCTCCGTTGAATCAGCTCAGGGTCGACCCAGCCAACAACGCCGTCATCATCGCTGAACAGGTCATTCCTGCTGAGGTCGGTGGCTGGTGGATTCGGGAAATTGGTCTGTACGACGTCGATAACGACCTGGTGGCCATTGCCAACTGTGCGCCATCCTATAAGCCGCTGCTCACACAGGGCTCTGGTCGCACGCAAGTCGTCCGAATGAACCTGATTGTCAGCAACAGCAGCAGTGTCGAGCTCAAGATTGATCCGAGCGTTGTATTGGCGACCCGGGCGTATGTGGATCAAAAGGTTCTTGAGGAGCTGAACAAACAGGACTTCAAACATTCAGTGCTGGTGGCCACCACGGCCCACATCGCTATGAATGGTCTTCAAACTATCGACGGTGTTTCGGTGACAGCCGGCAAGCGCGTGCTTGTTAAGGATCAGGCAGCGGGCAAAGACAATGGCCTCTACATTGCTTCGGTTGGTGCTTGGGCACGTACCGACGATGTCGATGTGAGTGCCGAGATGACTCCTGGCCTGTTCGTTCACATCGAACAAGGCACGGCCAACAGCGACAGCATCTGGCAGCTGACAACGGACGCACCGGTGGTGCTGGGCACCACAGCGCTGACTTTCGAAATGGTCGTTGGGCGTACCGGCGTCACAGCCGGGACTTATCGTAGTGTGACGGTCGACAAAAACGGTCGAGTTATCGGTGCCACCAATCCCACGACATTGGCCGGGAACGGCATTGTGGACGCCTATACCAAGGCTGAACTCGATTCGATGATTGCGCAGGCATCGGAAAACAATCGGGGCACGGCGAAGGTCGCCACTGATGCGCAGATGCTGGATAGCGCGAACGACACCGTTATCGCTACACCGAAAAAGCTGCGTAAGGGCTTTGCTGTCAGCCTGACCGCGAACGGCTATATCACGCTCCCGAGTTGGCTGGGCGGGTGGATTGTTCAATGGGGCTCCGGGCTGTATTCGAGCGATACGCCAGTCCCGTTTACGCTCGCTTTCCCTTCTGCGTGCCTGGCGGTTGTGGCGGGCGCCGGCAACTACAACGGCCCGAATGCGGCCTATCAAAAAATCACCGCCATTGCCGCGTACTTGCCAACCAAAACTGGATTTACCGCCAGTAGTTCAACCGGTGTCGGTGCCAGTGGTGCGTGGCTGGCCATTGGAAACTGAGGGGATCTTATGCGCTTTTACAGTAAAGAAACGGGCTGCACCTATTTGCCTAGTGTTCATGGCGAACATATGCCGGACGACGCGGTACCAATCTCCGAGGAGATTTACCTGTCGGTAATTGCCAACCCTGTACCCGGGAAAGTGCGAGGTCATAACGCCGAGGGGTTGCCTGTGCTGGTCGATGCCTTGCCGCCTGACAGTGAGGCGCTGGCCGACATTGAGCGACAGTGGCGCGACGGCGAGTTGTCGGGTGTGTTGTGGCTGCGCGAGCGTCACCGCGATCAGTTGGAAATCGAAGGGCCGACCACGCTGACAGCTGAGCAATTCAACGTGCTGCTGGTTTACATGCAGGAATTGCGCGATTGGCCTCAGTCTCCCGATTTCCCCGATAGTCAGCATCGGCCAACCGCGCCGGGTTGGATCACCGAGCAGGCTCAGTAGACCTCCTGTGCTGAAGGGTTTCTGCGCGTTCCCGGCGCAGTTCACCCAGACGTGTAATTTCCCCCCTTTGTAGAGCTACGCGTTACAAACCCTTGCGCTCGCCGATTCAGCGCGCGCGCGGCAGCCTGTGCAGTGTCATTCCACTACTGCACAGGCACTCTCCCATGCCCACCGATTACCATCACGGTGTACGCGTCCTCGAGATCAACGAGGGCACCCGCCCGATCCGCACCGTCGCAACCGCCGTCGTCGGCATGGTTTGCACCGCCGAAGATGCCGATCCGATCGCGTTTCCTCTCAATCGCCCCGTTCTGCTAACCGACGTCCTTACCGCCAGCGGTAAGGCAGGTATTCAAGGCACGCTCGCCAAAAGCTTGGACGCCATCGCTGACCAGGCAAGCCCCATCACCGTCGTTGTCCGTGTAGCCGAAGGTGCGGACGCTGCCGCGACCACCACCAATGTGATCGGCGGCGTTTCTCCCAGCGGTCAATACACCGGTCTGAAGGCTCTGTTGGCTGCGGAGGCGCAGTTGGGCGTGCGACCTCGCATCCTCGGCGTACCTGGTCTCGACTCACTGGCGGTGGCTACGGAGCTGGTGCTCACCGCACAAAAGCTGCGTGGTTTCGCATACGCCAGTGCCTGGGACTGTGAAACGGTCTCTGACGCCATCGCCTACCGGGAAAATTTCGGTGCCCGCGAGCTGATGACCATCTGGCCGGACTTCGTGAACTGGGACACCACGCTGAATGCCGATGCGCCGGCGTCGGCGATCGCACGCGCTTTGGGCTTGCGCGCCAAGCTCGATGAGCAGGTCGGCTGGCACAAAACCCTTTCCAACGTGGCAGTGAATGGCGTGTCCGGACTGAGCCGGGACATTTACTGGGATCTGCAGAACCCGGCTACCGACGCCGGCCTGCTGAACGCGGCGGATGTCACCACCCTGATTCGTCGCGAAGGCTTCCGCTTCTGGGGCTCCCGTACTTGCAGCGACGACCCTCTATTCGCCTTCGAAAACTACACCCGAACCGCCCAGGTGCTGGCGGACACCATGGCTGAGGGCCAATTCTGGGCGGTCGACAAGCCTATGCACGCGAGCCTGGTGCGCGACATCGTCGAAGGCATCAACGCCAAATTCCGCGAGCTGGTGCGCCTGGGCTACCTGATCGGCGGCGAGTGCTGGTACGACGAAGCCGCCAACGACAAGGACACCCTCAAGGCCGGCAAGCTGTACCTGGACTACGACTACACACCGGTACCGCCGCTGGAGAACCTGAACCTGCGCCAGCGCATCACCGATCGCTACCTGATCGACTTCGCCAGCCGCGTCGGCGCCTGATATTCATTCATCCGCGCGGCATTGGCCGCGCCTTTAGGAGAGCGCCCACATGGCTCTACCCAAAAAGCTCAAGAACATGAACTTGTACAACGACGGTGTCAGCTACGTCGGTGCGTGCAAGAGCGTCACCCTGCCCAAACTCGCCCGAAAGCTTGAATCCTTCCGGGGCGGCGGCATGGACGGTGGTGTGAAGGTCGACCTGGGTCATGGCGACGACGGTATCCAGCTCGAATGGACCCTCGGTGGCTGGGACCTGACGGCACTGCGTCAGTACGGAGCGGTGTCGGCAAGTGGCGTCATGCTGCGATGGGCGGGCTCTATTCAGCGCGACGACACTGGTGAGGTTTCAGCCGTCGAGGTCGTCGTGCGCGGTCGGCACGAAGAAATCGACATGGGCGACTCGGAAAGCGGTGAAGACACCGAGCACAAGTTCACCACCACCTGCAGCTATTACAAGCTGACGATCGACGGCAATGAAGAGGTCGAGATCGACTTGCTCAACTTCATTTTTAAGGTCGATGGCAAAGACATGCTGGCTGAACACCGTAAGGCGATCGGCCTGTAATCCCAGCGTTCCCCGCCGGCTCGTCCGGCACCCTCTCTTTCATAGGATTTCGAAATGAGCACCTCCCAGAAAAACGACGCTGCAGACGCACCCGTTGAGAAGAACCCGAACCGCCCTGTCATCACACTGGACACTCCGATCGTCAGAGGCTCGACTGAAATCACCGAGGTGACGCTGCGCAAACCCGTCTCCGGCGAGCTACGCGGTGTTTCGCTGACCGACCTGCTGCAGATGGACGTCCTCGCGTTGCGCAAGGTCCTGCCGCGAATCACCACGCCGACCCTGACCGATCACGACATTGGTCTGATGGATCCGGCCGACCTGGTGCAGATGGCCACCGAGGTTGCCGGTTTTTTGCTGCCGAAGTCGGCGAAGGTGGATGCATCCCTCGTTGCGTAGATGACGCGATGGCGGATATCGCCGTGATTTTTCACTGGGGGCCAGCGGAAATGGATCCGCTGCCCCTGACCGAATTGATGGACTGGCGCGAACGCGCTCGCAAACGAAGTGGGGCGAAGGATGACTGACAAGCTGCGGCTGGAATTTCTGCTGTCGGCGATCGACAAGGTCACCGCGCCCCTAAAACAGATCAGCGCTGGGAGTAATGCTACGTCTCGCGCCTTGAAAGAGGCGCGGGACCAACTGAAGGAACTCAACGCCCAGCAGTCCAATATTTCCAGCTATACCCGCCAGAAGGAAGCCGTCCGCCAATCCTCCGAAGAATTGGCCAAGGCACAGGACAAGCTTCGCGGCCTGCGTGAGCAGCTGCAGAAGATGGACGCCCCTACTGCGGCTTTCCAGAAGGCGTTCGTCAACGCCTCCGCCTCGGTGGAAAAGCTGACAAACAAACACACGGCGCAGCGATCAGAGCTGCAGCGCCTGATCCCCCTCATGAAATCGACCGGTGCTGATACCCGCAACCTCGGCACCACCGAACGCCGTTTAAAAACCGAGATCGAAGCTGCGAATAAAGCCATCCAGGCTCAACGAGACCGCCTTTCTGCACTTGCCAAGCAGCAGGAACGGGTCTCGAAGGCACAGAGAAACTATTCCAAGGGCAAAGAGCTCGCCGGCAACGCCGCTGTAGCCGGCGCGAGCGCAGGTGCAGTAGGTGCAGCGGTCGGCCTGCCGATCGTTGGGATGGTCAAAGACTATTCCCGTTTTGAAGATGCCATGGCGGGTGTTGCCAAGCAGGTCAACGGCGCCCGAGATGACAACGGTCAGCTCACTCAGACCTATTACGACATGGGCGCGGCCATCAAGAAGATGTCCGAAACCATCCCCATGGCGACTACCGATATCGCGGCGCTGGTGGAAGGCGGTGCGAGAATGGGCATCCAGGGCAAAGACGACCTTCTGGAGTTCGCCCGCGTCGCGGCAACTGCTGCAACGGCTTTCGAGTTGCCTGCGGACCAGGTCGGCGAGAGCCTGGCGCGCATCGCCAGTCTCTACAAATTGCCTATCAAAAACGTCAGCCAGCTCGGCGACGCGATCAACTACCTCGACGACAACGCAATGTCGAAGGGTGGAGACATCATTGAAGTCATGCAGCGCACGGCAGGTATTACCGCGTCGGTTGGCATGTCGTTCAAGGACGCTGCCGCATTAGGCTCAACCTTCCTGACGCTTGGGGCATCCGCAGAGATCGCCGGAACCGCTACCAATGCCATGATCCGAGAGCTGGCTATCGCCACCCAGCAACCTAAGCGATTTGTCACCGGCCTCAAGTCGATCGGCCTGGAGGCGAAAGCCGTTCAGGATGGCATGAGCAAGGACGCAACGGGCACCATCCAGAAGGTGCTGGAAGCGGTCAACAAACTACCCAAAAATCAGCAGCTCGGTGTGATGACCCAGTTGTTTGGAAAAGAATACGGCGATGACGCGGCGAAACTGGCGTCCAATATCGGCGAATACCGGCGCCAACTTGACCTGGTTAATGGAGCGGACAACGCGCCCAAACGCGACGGCTCGATGCAGCGTGAGGGTGATATCCGCGCAGACCAGTTGTCCGCCAGATGGGAAATGTCGCAGAACCGCATGTTCAACCTGAGCAGCGCCCTGGGCGCCACTCTCCGACCGGCACTGATCCAACTGGTCACCGGATTTAACGGTGTCCTGGAGCGCGTCAACGCGTGGGCGACCGCTAACCCGGGGCTTGTGCTGGGAATCCTCAAAGTCGCCGCCGGCATTGCAGCACTGTCGATCGGCTTCAGCACCGTGGCCCTCTCACTGGCGACAACCCTTGGCCCATTCCTCGCGGTGCGTTACGGCTTATCGCTGATCGGGATCCGTCTACCCTCTGTGATCGGGCTGCTATTCAACCTTGGCTCGAAAGTCCTGCCCTTTGTAGGTCAGGCATTCATGTGGGTTGGCCGATTGTTCATGGCCAACCCAATTGGCCTGGCCATCACGGCAATTGCCGTTGCTGCTTATCTGATCTACGCGAACTGGGACAAGGTGAAGGCTTACTTCGTCAGTGCCTGGGCGGAAATCAAAGCGGGGTTCAGCGGCGGGATCAGCGGCATCCTGCAAACGCTCGCCAACTTCAGCCCTATTGGATTGATCTACCAGGCCTTCTCGGCGGTGATGAACTACATGGGTGTCGAGATGCCAGGCCGATTCACCGAGTTCGGGGGAATGATCATCGCGGGGCTCGTCGACGGCATCACGAACGCGATGGGTTCTGTGAAGACGGCGATCACCGACGCCGGTAGCAACACCGTCGACTGGTTCAAGGAGAAGTTGGGAATTCATAGCCCCTCCCGGGTATTCGCCGAGCTCGGTGGCTTCACCATGGCCGGTCTTGCGCAGGGCGTCACTGCGGGCCAGAGCGGGCCTATGGAGGCCGTCAAGGCAGTAGGCGATCTGATGACTCAAGCCGGGACCGTGACCATGAGCGCAATAACCAATGCTGGAGCAGCGCTGAATCCAGCCGCAGCCATACCCGGCGCAAACAGCGAGAGTGGAGGCACGCTCGACTCGATCATCGGCATGGGCAAGCGCGTCGCCCAGGTAGGCGCGATTGCTATCGGAATGGGTGGAGCACAGGGCGCGATCGCAGTCGACAACCGCCCGCCAATCGGTGCTGCAGCAGCTCCAGCTGCGATGCAGATGGCGCCCGATCAAATCGTCATCAATATTCACGCCGCCCCTGGGATGGATGCCGCTGCGATCGCGCGCGCCGTGTCTGCAGAACTGGACAAGCGGCAGTATGCAAAACAAGCCAAGGGCCGCAGCGCCCTTTATGACCAGGAGTAAACGGACATGATGATGTCACTGGGCATGTTCATTTTCAGCCTTGAGACCCTGGCGTATCAGGAACTGCAGCGGCAGACCGAATGGCGTCACGGCTCGACCTCTCGTATCGGTACCAATCCATCACGACAGTTCCTGGGCCGTGGCGACGACTCGATCAGCATGCCTGGAATTCTTCTGCCGGCGCTCGCTGGAACACCGCTGAGCCTCGACGCACTTCGCGCCATGGCGGATACAGGCAAGGCTTGGCCGTTGATTGAAGGCACCGGCAGGATCCTGGGCATCTGGGTGATAGAGAACATCAGCGAGACCAAAACCCTGTTCTTCCAGGACGGCGCAGCACGGCGAATTGAATTCACCATTTCGCTCAAGCGGATCGATGATGGGCGCGTTGACCTGCTCGGCTCAGCCGTCAGTACAGCCGGCAACATTCTGAGGAAGATCCTGTGATTGACCAGGCACTGAGTCAGATCGATAGCTATCTGAATGATGCGCAGGCCGCCATGCGAGAAGCGAACTCCTACCCGCGTCCAATTTGCCGACTCGAGGTCGACGGACGCGACATCACAGCGGCGATCGAGCAGCGCCTGATGAGCATCGAACTGACCGACAACCGCGGACTCACGGCAGACCAGCTCGATGTCACGCTCTCGGATCATGACGGGCGTCTGGTTATTCCACCGAAAGGCGCAACCCTGCGCTTATGGCTTGGCTGGAGTGATACCGGACTGGTGGACAAAGGCTCGTACACCGTAGACGAGACCGAACACAGCGGCGCGCCGGACCAGTTGAACATCCGCGCGCGTAGCGTAGACCTGAGCGCGGGGCTGAAGGTCAAACGGGAACGCAGCTGGCATGACGAAACAATTGAGTCAGTCGTACAAGCCATCGCCGGGGCCTATGGCCTTGGTCCTCTGGTCAGCGCTGCGCTGAGCGCCATTCAAGTCGTGCACCTTGACCAGGCCAATGAATCAGACGCGAATCTGCTCTCCCGCTTGGGACAAGAGCACGATGCTATCGCCACAGTGAAAGCCGGCAAGCTGCTGTTCATGCCGATTGGCAATGCAACCAGCGCCAGTGGACTGAACCTGCCGCATATCACCCTGACTCGACGGGACGGCGATCAGCACCGGTTTCTGCAAGCGGATCGAGACAGCTACACGGGCGTGCGGGCGTTCTACTACGACGTCAACAGCGCCGAAAAAAAAGAGGCCATTTCCGGCGGCGGCGACAATATTAAGGACCTGCGGCATTCCTATACCGACCAGAAAACCGCACTGGTCGCTGCCCGGGCTGAGTGGAACAAGCTGCAGCGGGGAACGGCAACACTCAGCTACTCGCTGGCGCGCGGTCGTCCGGATCTAACACCGGAGCTCACCTACTCCCTGACAGGCATCAAGCAGGAAATTGCGGACATTATCTGGCTGGGGGGCAACGTCAAACACAGTTTCACGTCGGACTCATTCACCACGAGTCTTGAGCTTGAATCAAAGTTGCCAGATGGTGACGAGGTAGCGGGGCTGGCTGACGATGCCAAGGATTACACGGGCATCGTCGCGTGGTACCGCGACAAGAAGAGCGGTAAGCAGCAAAAGCTTACCGAGGGTGACCAGAGCAAGCCGAAACGGCTGACACACCTGTATGAGAGCAAGAAATCGGCACAGCGTGCGGTCGAACGTGAGTACAAACGGCTGACCGCTAGCAAGGCAGTCGCCACCCCTTCTTAGCAGGCGTGTTGCTGACGGGACATCAAACGTGCACTTTGCTTTCCTTCATCGGCTACAGAAACCAAAGCATTCAGCACCTGGAGCAAGCGCTCTTGATCATCGTTGGATAAACGTCTGTAGCCGACAATCAACTCACGTTCCCATCTCGTTACGGGCTCCAACATTGCAAGCCCATCGGCTGCGGGTACGGGGGTGATGCAAATCGGTTCCATCGCCTGTCATGCTCCAATACTGTATGCACATACAGTAACCATATCCAGCCATTTAGCCAATGGGGGTATCCATTCAGATACAAAAAAGCCCCGCTTCTGCTGGGGCTTTTTGGCTCTTAGTTCCTTCTAACTAGATATGGCTTTTAAGTCCTGGGGGCTGGTGTTGAGTCTTTCCCAACGGAAGCCATCGCGTAGGCCATACGGCGCAGCGACTCTTTGTCGTAGTCCGACAGATCGCGGAAATATGAGAGCACTTCTGCCTCAAGCGGCGACAGCTGATCCGCAGCTGCAGGTAGACGCTCACCAAACAATACGTAGTGAACGTCCACCCCAGCTTTATTCGCTAGCAAAAGGTAGGGAGCATCAGGGCTCCGCTCATCTTTTTCGTAATTCAGCTGAGTGTTCTTTGCAATACCGCAAACATTTGCCAATTCCGTTTGGCTAACGCCCAGCCGCGCCCGCTCATCGCGAAGCCGAGCTCCAATGGTCATCAAAATTGCACCCTCATAGCTTGACAGTCCCAATTAATTGGACCAAGATCGCCAGAATTCCACACTAAATCACACGAATGAGCACTATGCCGAACACTGCTATCACCGAGCAAGCACTACAGCTAGCTCGAAGTAAGTTGGTCGCGCAGGGACTGTCTGCTGCTGATTTCGCCAAACGACACGACCTCAACCCCAGCACTGTTTATGCAGTGCTGAATGGTCAAAAAAAATGTTTGCGAGGCGAAGCTCACCGAGCGGCTGTGCTTCTGGGTATCAAAGACGGCGTGATCTCAAATTAATTGCATCCACCTTTTTGAGAAACCAGAAGATGAAACGCACTGTTCTAGAAACCCGCCGGCAAGTTGTGAGCGCAGTCATTTGCGCGTACCCGGGCGGTCGTGATTGCGCAGCACCACGTCTAGGGATGTCGGTCAAAAAGTTCGACAACCACGCATATGAAAACGCTGGTAGCCGCCCACTGACCGACGAGCAGATTTGCCTGCTGGAGTCGCAAACCGGCACCACTCACCTGCCCGACTTCGTCAGCAATCTGTATGGCGGTGTTTTTGTCCCCGTAGCTGAGGCAGGGCAGCTCGACAACCTCGACCTGTACGCGCGTTCGATCAACACCACCGTAAAGCGCGGGCTAGTTGACGCCATCATCGCCAAGGCACTTCAAGACGGCGTCATCCAAGACGACGAGGTGCAGGACATCCTCGCGGCACATCGAGCACACGTAGCAGCCAGACATGAAGAGGTCACTGCGGTGATCGTTCTGCACCGGGAAAACCCGGGCAGCCTGGATACGAAGTAGGCGCAAGAAGCGTCACCAATTCTCGGCTTTAGCCGAAAAGTCGCAATTTGCGATGGGGGAAACAAAGTGAGCACTTACAAACTGGTATGCCCGCATTGCCAAGGGCGAATGCGGATCCGCACAAGTGAAGGCACGCACATTTTTCTGCGTATTGCCTACCTGCAATGCACCAACGAAGCCTGCGGCTGGTCAGTTCGGGCTGAGTTCGAAATGACTCATGAAATGAGCCCCTCCGGTATGCCAAATCCATCCGTTCGCCTGCCGGTCGCCCCAGTGGCGATTCGCAGGCACGCGATGAAAAAGGAAGGCGAACAACAAATGGACCTACTTGAGCTGGAGACGGCCTGATGAACATGATGACCACCGCGCAAAACTGTGAACACGAATACCGCGCCACCATGCAGAGCGCCGCGCTTTGCTTCATGCAACGCCACCAGGCTGAACACCTGGAAAATGACCAGCAGCTCTTCAACCGTACCGTCATGCACCTGCAGACAACGCTGGAAGTGCCTGCCTACCTTGCCGAGACACTTACGGGTTTGGCATTCGGCGAATTGCACTCCTGTGGTGGCCAGCGTCACCTTGATCTGAAGGGTAGTAGCGCATCTGTAGCGATACTCACCGATCCGGCCAACGGCAAATCCTTCGCTATTCCCGTCGCATTAATTTTTAAGCACCTGGTCGACGCTACCGAGCCTCAACCGACAGCCCCTTTCAACTAACCGAGTAGCACCACCTTTCGCGAGTGGGTTTGGGCAAGTTGCGCCCGAAATCAGGGAAAAAGCCATGAATACAGCACTTTCCATCCGGATGGACCTTAGCAAAAACCTCGCTGAAGCCCTGCACCAGGAGCTGCGTGAGCGCCTTCGGATGGGCATTCAGGAGCATTGGTACTCGGATGAGTTTCGGCGCATCCCTGATGGCTTGCGGACCGGCGCAATTCTCTCTGCCTACCCCGCCTTGGCGGCTCAAAAAACAACTCTCGGCGCCCTTCAGGTCGCCATCAGAAAGCAGGCGTGAAGATGGAACATCAAATGCGGGGCGATGTACTGACCCGACTCGAAAATGACTACGGCCTGCGGCATCGCACAGGCACCGACTTCATGCGCGGTGGCACCTGCCCTGCCTGCTCGAAGAAGGAACTGTATTCGAGCTTCGAAAACCCGTGGTTCATCAAATGCGGTCGTGAGAGCAAATGCGGTCAGCAGTGGCATGTCAAAGAGCTGTATGCGGATCTGTTCGACGACTGGAGCAAACGTGCGCCGGCCACAGACGATCAACCGACAGCAAGCGCCCGCGCTTACATGGAGTTCGCTCGGGGCTTCAAGATCGAACTGGTAGCCGGACTGTTCACCCAGGAAAACTATTTTGATCGCGTCCTGAATATCGGGTCGGCAACGGTCCGTTTCCCCTTGGAGCGCGGCGGTTACTGGGAGCGCCTGATTGACCAGCCTCAGCGCTTCGGAAAGAAGAAAGCCCGATTCAAACCCGGGGAGTCGTACAAGGGTTACTGGTGGTGCTCACCGAATATCGACCTGTCACAGACCGAAGAGCTGTGGATCGTCGAAGGTATTTTTGATGCGATCGCCCTCGAGCACAACGCGATCGATGCAGTCGCGGCAATGTCGTCGAATGCTTTTCCCGAAGCCTCACTGAAAGCACTGGCCGTTGATCGAGCAGGCAATTTGCCGAGACTGGTGTGGGCACTGGACAACGAGCCTGGCGCGCACCGTTACACACGCAAATGGGTCGCTATGGCCCGGGCTTTGGGCTTTGAATGCACTGCGGCTCAAATTCCGCAGCGTGATGCGCGGAAGGTGGACTGGAACGACTTGCATCAGCGCTGGGCTTTCGTCAGTGATGAAGCCGATCGCCGCCGGCGCACCGAAGCGGACCTCGACGAGGCCCGCCACCACGGTGCCTTGCTTATCGCCGAGAGCGCGTCGGAAAAAGCGCTGTTGATGTACAACTGGCGCGAGCGCGAAGAATTCCACTTCGGCTTTGAGTCCCGCCTTTATTGGTGGAAGCTGGACATCAGCAAATTCAACAACGCCATGCAGGCGCTGGAAACGAGCGAAAACCACGCAGAGCAGCAGCTGAACAGCAAAGCCATGCGGGAGAAAGCGCTGCGCATGTCGGGCTGCGTGGTCGAAATCGCGAACTGCTACCCCCAGGCGCTGTACTTCCAGCGCAATGAGATCACTGACGAGTCCTGGTACTTCTTCCGCGTCGACTTCCCGCACGACGGCAGTTCGGTAAAAAACACCTTCACCGGTGGACAGGTCGCAGCTGCGAGCGAATTCAAGAAGCGCCTGCTCGGTATGGCCGCCGGCGCGGTGTTCACCGGCAGCGGTCAGCAGCTCGACAAGATCATGAAGGACCAGCTGTTCGCGATCAAAACCGTTCAGACGATCGACTTCGTCGGGTACAGCAAGGAATACGGCTGCTACGTGTACGGCGACGTGGCGATCAAAGATGGCCAAGTGGTCGACGTTAATGACGAGGAATTCTTCGAGTTCGGGAAGCTGCGCCTGAAAACCCTACAGCGCGCTGTACCGGTGCGAATTCAGCGCGACCCGAAGGAATACAGCGACGAATGGGCCAAATTGTTGTGGACGTGCTTCGGCGCTCAGGGCGTTGTCGCGCTGACCTTCTGGTTCGGATCACTGTTCGCCGAGCAGATCCGCTCTAGATACGAGTCGTTCCCCTTCCTCGAAGCCACTGGTGAGGCCGGTGCCGGTAAAACCACCCTGCTCAAACTGCTGTGGAAACTGCTCGGCCGCGCAAGCTACGAGGGATTTGACCCATCGAAATCCACCAAGGCCGGGCGTAGCCGGCTTATGGGGCAAGTGTCCGGCATGCCAGTAGTGCTGCTGGAGTCCGATCGGAGCGGCGACGACAAGTCCCACGCAAAGAACTTCGAATGGGACGAGCTAAAGGACTACTTCGGTGGCGGTACCTTGGCGACAAAGGGCGTTAAAACCGCCGGCAACGAAACGTACGAGCCGCCCTTCCGAGGCACGATCGCGATCAGCCAAAACGCGCCTGTCATTGCTTCCGAAGCCATCATGACGCGGATTGTGAAGCTGCACTTCGTGCGGCCAAACGTAACGCCTGAAAGCCGAGCCGCAGCTGACCGGCTGACTGCCCTGGACGGCAATCAGCTCAGCCACTTCCTGCTGCAGGCGGTGAAACGCGAAACCGATGTTATGTCCACGCTAGCCGACAAAATCCCCTCACACGAGGCCCGTTTACGCCGGCTGCACACCCATTGCATCAGTTGCGACACCGAGTACCCAGCCAACAACGAAAAGGCCGCATGCCAAAAATGCGGCAATCAGTTGAGAGGCTATATCCGCGTCGAACGGATCGTTAAAAACCATGCCCAGCTGCTCGGGCTGTTGGACTGCATCCGCTCGTTCGTACCCCTGAGTGATACCCAGATCAGCACCACCCAGCGTTGCATCATTGCAATGGCGATCGAGCGCCAAAGCTCGATCAGCGCTGACCACCCTGTCGTCGCGGAATTCTGGGAAGTCTACGACTACCTCCAAGGCCTCGACGCCGATGGCCCGGTGGTCAACCACAGCAAAAAAGACAACGTCATCGCGATCAACCTCAACGAGTTCGTCGAACGGGCCGCAGAGCACCGCCAGAAGCTGGCCGACGTCAGCGAGCTGCGCGATCGCCTAAAGGAGTCCCGCTGCCGCAAATTCCTGGAATCGAACAAAGCCGTCGACAGCGCGGTGCGCGCTTATCACGCGACGCGGAATAACAACACGATCACCAAATCACCCACCGTCAAGTGCTGGATGTTCCAGGCGTAGGGCTGCAACCCGCGCCACAACCCCTGTAAGGAGAGAACCATGCAAATCAACCTCATAACCGGCCCTATGGCCTCCGGCAAAACCACAAAGCTGCGATCGATTCAGACCGAAATGGAACAGCAGGGCTTCCAACCTCTGGTCATCAGCGGCCCAGCAGCCACCCCTCAAGCTCTTGTGCGCACGATCGCTCAGCAGCTTGACCGATGCCTGACAGTGTTGGTCGACGACTGCAACCAGGAACAGATCGACGCGATCAAGCATTGGAAAGCCAAAACAGATCGAGATGGGCAGTTTGCGGATGTAGTCATTCACCTAGCTCGGCAGGCCTAAAGGAGGACGACATGTCAGAAGCACCTACGAACAAACTCGAAAATCTGGAACTGCTGTTTGCCTTCGAGGATTGGGCCAAGCCACGAGGCTATGACCTGTCCCGCGATCTCTCCGGAGCAAGCACCGAGTTTCAGAATCTGGAAACCCGCGCTGCGTGGCTGGGCTTCGAAGCGGCGCACGGTCCTGATGGATGTCGTCCAGAAGGACAGCAGCTTTACGCACACCTCAAAAAGAGCAGCGAATACGCCCATCAGACAGACAAGCTTTTTCCAGTCCGGGTCAACAAAGCGCCCTATGACGACTTCGTCGTGCACGGCGGACCAGGTGGCGTTTATCGCCTGCGTGACGTGAATTTTTATGTGGTTGAGGACGGCAAACAATACCGCCTCAGCTGACGCTGGCTGTAACCGCCCCCACGAAAGGAGAGAACCATGCGCGACACGGATCAGCTTAAACAACCCGAACGCGAGGCCCTGGTTGGGCAATTGATCAGTGCAGTAGTGACGGTGGCGTTGATCGCCATTGTCGCGGTCCAGGTACTGGACCTGATGATCTGGATCCTCAACTGAAGATCCGAAAGAAGTCGGTGCCATGGGGCTGCAACCCCATGGCACCTGCCACCCCTGAAAGGAGAAAACCATGCAAGCTCAGACCCTCAACGGCAGCGCGGCCGAGGCTAACTCACCTCGGCTACGGCCGACAATGGCCAGCCACCGGCTTGACCTGCCGAGCATTTGCGATATCTGCGGGAAGGCGCGATCAACGCGCACACACCGAACCTGCAGCCGCATTAGGCAACAACGCAAGGCAGAAGAATGGACGGCATTAATGGAAGAAAGGCTCGCTGCTCGAGCAGTTCGGGGCAAGCGCTACACACGTTAAAGAAGCGTGTTGGCACCTAGTAAAAAGGTCGGCACGTTCTAACAACAACGCCTCAGCGCAAGAACTACACTGCCTGAGGCGTAACACCGCAGAGGAAAACCATGTCGAGCAACGTCTTGATATTTGAGGACCTGCAGCGCATCACCGGTTACCAGCGCCGCTCCGACGTCGAAAGGACACTTATAGACCAGGGCGTCCGGTTATTCCGGGGTCGGACCGGGCCCTGGACAACGCTGGACCTCATCAACCAGGCAGCGGGTATGAATCCCGCTGCAGCAGAGCGATACGAAGCCGACATCTTATGAGGAAAGCACGGAAGCGGAAGCATAATCCGCACATACCTAAGCATGTCGATCAGGCCGCCCTACCAGCGGCCATTTATTTCGACCATCGCGGCAGCGGAGTCTGGTACACCCTTCATTACGACGAGACGGGAAAACAGCGCCGCAAGAATGTAGCGCCCGTAGACGTTTCGTTGGCAGAACTTCATCGGATCATGGACGAAGCGTCCAACGTCGATAGGGGAACGCTCCGCTACGTGTGCGAACAGTTTCACCTAAGCGACCGTTATAAAAAGCTCGCCCCCAAAACCCACGACGATTATTGCTACTCCCGGGATGTTCTGCTGAACATCCCCACCAAACTGGGCAAGCCATTGGGCGCCTTGGCGGTAAAGAAATTCACACCTGCCCTGGTGCAACGTATTGTCGATCGGCTCGCAGACGAGGGCACGCCATCAAAAGCCGCTCACGCATTGCGATATCTGCGCCGCGTGCTGCAGTGGGGACGCAATCGTGGATTTCTGGAAGTGAATCCAGCCCTGGGCATCGAAGCGCCCATTGAACGGAAGCAACGCAGGTTGCCACGACATAACGTGATGGACGTCCTCGTCGATCGAGCAGCAGCACGCGGACGTCTAGCGCGCAATGAGCCAGGTGGCTGTCCGGAGTACTTAGCCAGCGTGATGGAGCTGGCATACCTCTGTCGTCTACGCGGGATCGAGGTAGTGACCCTCACGGATGCCAATGAGCTGGCCGAAGGAATTCTGACCAACCGGCGCAAGGGCAGTCGGGACAACATTGTCCGCTGGACGCCACGGCTACGCGCAGTATGGGATAGCGCCAAGGCTCTTCGCGCTAGGACGTGGGAGCGCCGAAAAACGCCAATCCCGATTGTAGCGTCCAAGCGTTTTATCATTGTCGCCAGCCATGGTGGCCCGCTTCGAAAAACAAGCCTTGACACTGCCTGGCAGCGATTCATTACTCTTGCAATCGCAGACGGGAACATTGATCCCGAAGACCGCTTTGCCCTGCACGATCTGAAGCGGCGCGGTATCACTGACACGGCCGGCACTAGGGCAGACAAACAGGAAGCCAGTGGCCACCGTGACTCAAAAATGATGGATGTCTACGATCTGAGCCTTCCGGTGGTATCACCTTCTGGAGATTAGCAAGCAAGGAGTGATGCAGGGCGGTACTGTTATTGCTCCGAACGTTTTTAGGAGCTACCCAATGCCAGAAGGAATGCCAACTCCCAAACAGCTTTGGAATGGAGAGATCCGTTTCTTTTCAATCGATACAGATGTCATTCAAAGCGCTGGGTACAACTTCGAAAAGGGAGCACTGAACCAACTGCACACACAACTTCCTAAAAACATGGAGTTGCAGTTGACGGAGATTGTGGCCAACGAAGTGGTCAATCATCTGATGGAGCCAGTACTGAAATCCATTCAGGAAATCCATAGTGCTGCAGCCAACCTAAAGCGTAAAACTGACCTTCCGATGGATCAGATGAGCGATCTTTTCAGTGGGTTTACTCCTACGGAGTCCGCCCGCGCATTCTTTCGCAAACGTGTAGAAGATTATGCGGAAAGGTGCGGTGGAAGCATCTTGGACATAGAACAAGAAGGAGTCTTGAGTGAGTTATTCCGCAGATATTTTGCTGTAGAGGCCCCGTTCGAATCAAAAACAGCAAAAAAATCGGAGTTCCCCGACGCAACGGCGTTGCTAATTTTAGAAGCCTACGCAAAGGATCAACATGCCGAGGGAATAGTTGTTTCAAGTGATGGTGGCTGGCAGGCCTTCGCGAATCAATCTGAGTACCTTTACTGTGTCAGAACCTTGGACGAACTCACCGCACTGTTCACCGCAACAGGCGAAGTAGCCACAAAAATCCATGCTGCGATTCGAACTGCCATTGATGACAGCTGCTCGTCGTTACGTTCCGAGTTAAATAATGCTCTCAAAGAGCACGTTGGTAACGCCTCGTGGGATGTGGGGGAAATATTCTCCGATACAGGCTTCCGGGTCGAAGGGGAAGTTTATGACGTCAAGCTGCTCGATCACGACTTGATCATCGACGACACTTCTATATGGAACGACGAGGGTAATCCGTCCAGATGGTTGGTCGAGGTCACTGCTACCGTAAAGGTTGACGTGAATACCACATACAAGACTTACCTGTGGGACTCGATAGATCGCGAAGAGCTCGCCATAGGCTCCGACACGGTCGGCACTGAGGACGAGATTGAGGTGACGGCTTATCTCACGTGTACGAATGTCCAGCCTGAGTCGACTCCGCGACAGTGGGAGGTTGAGATAGAAATCGCCCCCGGGGAATACAGTGTTGACGTGGGTGAAGTGCAGACTTTTCCTTGGGAACAATAGCGGCGGCCCTCACGTAACAAGCCCCGCTAGCCCCATGAAAGGTATGACCTCCCGAGGACCGCAACGTAATAACAAATCACGTAAGTCATTGATTTTTATATTTAAAGCATCTTCCTTGTAATCAGTAGGTCCCGGGTTCGACTCCTGGTGCCGGCACCATACGCAACATCGAAGAAGGCTCACCGAAAGGTGGGCCTTTTTTGTTTGTGGGGCGCATCCAATTCTGATACCGCGCATCTACATACCTCCCCGAAACGATGAGCGGTTACGGTCGAAAAGCTGTGAAGCGGCATAATGACAGCAGTGCTTATGCACAACCCTCTCCGCCGTTGCGAGCCCCTTTGTAATGAACACCGAACGACGTTATTCGATCATCTTGGAGCACAGCGCCGAGGTGCTGCTTGAACATGCACCCATGGCGCAGATAGAGGCATTTTGGGACGCCAACGATACTCGCTACTTCGGGTTGCGCATGGAAGACGAACATAGCGCGCACGCACGAGTGATTGTTACGGACGAAGTCCCCGACGACGAAGATGTGGAGCTTTTTTGTCTGTAGCAAATGTCGCGGGCAACATACAAAAAGCCCTCGTAGAAATACGAGGGCTTTGTTGTTTCTGGGGTTTGTAAGCCAAGCTTTTAGTGACCAGCGCTCTGCCCACCATCCACGTGCAGAATCTCACCAGTAACAAAGTTGGCGCTATCCAGATAAACAACCGCCTGAGCAATGTCACCGATCTCGCCCATATGCCCAACCGGGTGCAGATTCCCCAGCGCTTCATGCGTTTCCTCACCATGCATCGGCGTCT